TTCCCGGTGATTCGGTCGATATCGACTTTGGTGATGATGACGACGTGGATTTCATTCTATCGGATGAGAATGATACTCCGTGGCTTAAGCTCACTGACGAGCCGAATGATGCGAACACCTGGAGCTATAACCTGACGGTTTTGGGCGTGCGGACTCGATCTGAGGCGATTCGTGCCCTTTGCGAGTCCGGGGCTGTGTGTGAGGTGATGGGTCACTGCTGGCGGGACGGTCGGCCGGGCGAGGGCTTCAGTGAGGATGACGGCACCTATTTCAGCTACACCGATTACCATCCGGGAGTGAGCTTTCAGACATGCCGGATTTGCGGCAAGACCGAGACGCGGAGATGGACGGACTGGGATTAGCGATGAGCATAACCATCGAACAGCTTCAATCGATCAAGCGGAACCGCCGGGTGTATTTCGAATCGGGCGAGGGCCGTCAGGTCTTGCGCGAGACGCTGGAAAGTTTCGGCCTGTTCGCCGACTGGACGGACTGGAAGACCATACTGGACCGGCCGGAGCAGAATCTGCGGCTGATGATAGAGGGCCTGCTGCTCCTGCGGTCGTTGGGAGTTCTGGTCCCGGAGAATTTCGATCATACCATCGAGGCGCTGGCCTCGGTGCCACTACCAACGGATATTGTCAGGAGTGATACGCATGGCAGTACGGGCTGAAATGTCGCGGGCGCTGGCTGAGAGACGCGCCCAGAAAGTGCCGGTGAAAATCTTCAAGCACCTCCGATCGTTGACGACGCGATTGGCGGCCGCCGAGGACGTACACCAGAACCCCAAAAACGCGAACAGTCCCGTCATTCGGGTGGTCAGCGTACTGTATCTTACCTGCCGCATGGCGGGTATGAGCGATCCGATCGAGAAGCGTCTGGAAATCGAAGTTCCGCCCGACGCCTCCGGGTCCGACGAGCTACAGAAAATGCTCGTCGGGGCGCTGGCGCACGGTCTGACGCAGATCACAACCGACTACGACGCGGCGATGAAGGCCAAGGGCAAGGAGGACAATCATGCCGGTTGATTGGATCAACGACGATGGCACGTTTACACCCGGTTTCGAGCAGCATCTGGATGAGGACGTGCGCGAATACGCCAAGGACGCCAAGAATCTCAACGCCCTGCTCAAGCGCGGACTGGAGAGTAAGCGCAGTCTGCACGACCGCGTGAAACTGCCCACGGACCCGAGCGAGCGAGAGAAATTCCTGAACGAACACTTCACAGACGTACTGGAGGCCAGGACGAAGGCCAAGGCGGCCGCTGACGAGGCGGCCCAGGCCAAGAGTAAGGAGGACAAGACCAAGGCCGACGCCGAAGCGCTGCAAAAGGCGCAACAGCGCGTGACCGACCTGCTGGGCCCGGACCCGCAGCGACAGATGGAACTCGTGCGCCGGGCCTTTCGCGGCCGGTTCTGTCCCCAGTGGATCAAGGACGGGATCGCTCAGGTGGTTGGCGTGGAGTTCGAGAAGATCACGGACGAGCAATTCACGGCCGTCGTCAAGAACGATCCGGCCGTAGTGCAGACGCTGATGATTATCGGGGACATGGCCCAGGACGGACGGGTTATTTCCGGCGACGGCAAGACGGGCAGCGAGAAGGTCGAGGAGCAGTACCCGTCGTATCCGTACGACCCGGAAGTCTACGCCAAGAGCAATCCGGGCGACGAAGAGTACCCGATGAAGCTCTGGTTCATCAATCGCGGCGCCGAATATGAGGGCGACCATTACTTAGGAGGCTATGGGATTGCCAAGCCGGCGTAAGGCCGGAGTGTCATAGAATCTCGGATTCCCCTGTTGTCAGGGCCTGAGTGCTCACCCGCCAAAGTAGCGGGCGCGACCCAGCGTGATGGCAGTGGGCCTGTCAGCCATTGACGGATTCCCCACGACGAACGAACACGATGTTCAGAATGGTAATAAGGAGTCCACAAAATGGCTGGAAATTCAATGAACCAGTGGTCGTGGAGTGAAATTCTCGCTCGCTACGACAAGACCATGACGACGCTCCGCCGGGAGGTCAACGTCCTGGTCGAGCGTCACCCGATTCTCATGGACGCCCCGGTCCGTGAGGCCGAGAGCATCAACGGGGAAGAATTCGACATCACCACGTCACTACCGCAGCCCTACCTGCTCAGTCGGGGCGAGGGCCGCGCCGCCACCAAGGGCCAAGTCCAGCACGGCAGCGAGAGCATGGCCTGGTTCGGCAACCAACTCCGCGTCAATAAGGAGTACATGACGAGCCAGCCGCAGCCGGCCGCCTGGTTGCAGAACGAGGAAATGAAGTACCTCGAAGGCATGAATCAGGCGTATGCCGAAATGCTGTTCTACGGCGATTCCTCGACCGAGCCCAAAGAGTTCGACGGCCTGGATGTGCGGTATGGTGCGATCGCCGACTACAGCGTCTTCGACAACGGGGCGTCTACGGCGTCCTCTCTGACGGACATCTGGCTGATCCAATGGGACCAGTACGATTGTTGCATGATCTACCCCAAGGGTGAGCGGGGCGGCATTCAGCGGACCCCCCTGCCGGACGCGCCCCTGGCGACGCAGACGGACTCGGACAATGCCGTGCCCGACGAACAGAAGAAGATCGCCGACTTCATGCGGGTGAACTTCGACTGGAAGGGCGGCCTGTGCCTGAAGGACCCGCGTCGGATCAAACGCATCACGAACATTCACACGGACAACGACGATGCCAATGCCTTCGACATCCGCATTTTCCGGCAGGCCAAGAATGCGTTCGCGGGCAAGACGTTCGGCACGATCTACGCCTATCTGCACTCTGATCTGTTCACGCAGATCGAGAACGCGGTGGACGAGAAGGTGAATATCCACTATCCGCCCAACCAGCCGTTCGCGACGCCCCAGGCGTACATCGGCCAGATACCTTTGCGTCCCGATGATCGCATCTTGCTGACCAACAGCCAGATGACGTAACCACGGCATGAGGGCTTTGAGCCCAAGGAGACAACCATGATTCTTGATAGTAAATGGAACTTTGAGTTGGACTGGGACATGCCTGACAATACGACCGACGTCTGCGACGGCTACATTGATTGGCAGGCAGGCAAAAACAAGGATTGGATCAATACGTCCATTCCCCTTTGGGTCATTGTCACCTGCGACACGGTCCCGAGCGCCGGCACGTCGCTTCAAGTGCTGTTCTACCAACACTCGGGCACGACCCTGACCGACGGCGATCTGCTGCTGAGCGGGCGCGTCATCGCGCGGGCCGATCTGTCGGCCGATCCGGCCGATCCGGGCCACTGGCTGTTCTGCGTACCGCTGATGAGTTGTTTGTGCAGCGTACAGGCAGCCGATCGGGACCGCTACTGCGGCCCTGTCCTCTCGGCGTCCGGAACTTTGACGGCCGGCGTGTGCAATGCTTTCCTGTGGCTGGGCGCCAATCCGCCCGTCCCAGTAGCGCGTCCGGACATTGTCGGCGGCTCGAACATCGTAATGCCGTCGTAATATGAATCCATCAGCCCGTACAGGTGCAGGCGGCGGCGCGTGGCCGCCGTCCTGCCCTGTGGTGGCAGTAAGGATAAGGAGTCAATTATGAAACGCACGATTTTGGCGGCGGCTATCCTGCTGCTCATTGCCGGGACACTCTACGCCGCCTTCACTACTTCAGCGGAAAATTTCGCTTGGAACAGTACGCGACTCTTCCAGCGCAACGGCCAGTTCGATCTGTGGTCGAGCGAGGTGGAAGGCTACCTCAGCGGTACGGACGCTGCACCCGGCGTCTATGCGGACACCGTGCGCCTAACCGTCAGCGACGCTCTCCAGGCCCATACCAAGGGTCTGATGTGGTACAGCGACGCCAACGAGGCCATCGAGTATTGGAACGGCTCGGCCATCGTCACGATGACCAGCGGCTCCGGCGACAATACGCTCGACGACGCCTACGATCAGGGCGGGGCCGGGGCCGGCAAAACGATTACGGCCGATACGGGCGCCGTGACGATTACGAACACCGACGCCGACGCCGCTTTCGTTTTGGCCCTGACACCCACTCCGGGCAGCAGCGCCGCCCTGGGCGGACTGTCGGTTACGGTGGGGGCCAACTCCACTCAGG